CCCCTCGGATGAAATGCGCCCGGAGAGCGCCGTTAAATACCCTTTCAATACCCCCCTCGGGCCTTTCGCAACCCAACCCCCGCGCGGGCCGGAACCGCACTCAGCGGGCCGCTCAGCGGCTCGGGCCGATGGAGGCTTGCCCGGAGCCGGTGGCCGGGGATAGAGTGGTGATGTCATTCCAGGCCCCGCGCCCACATGTCAGGTGAAGCCCTTCATCTGACATGGCCCCGGTTCAGGCCCTAATGTCGGGCCATGACACAGCCGCTTCACATCTTCCGCGCCGGTCGCCACACCGCCATGTCGGGCCAGAACCTCGAGTTCTCCGAGGCGCAGGTGAGGGCCATCGCCGCCGCCTATGACCCGGCCCTGCACGAGGCCCCGATCGTCATCGGCCACCCGCGCGCCGACGCCCCGGCCTATGGCTGGGTGAAGTCCCTGCGCGCCGAGGGGGCCGGGCTTTTCGCCGAGCCCGATCAGGTCGAGCCTGCCTTCGCCGAGATGGTGAGCGCGGGGCGCTTCAAGAAGATCAGCGCCAGCTTCTACCCCCCGAAGGCGGCGGCGAACCCGGCACCGGGCAGCTACTATCTCAAGCATGTCGGCTTTCTGGGTGCCCAGCCCCCGGCGATCAAGGGGCTGAAGCCCGCCGAGTTCGCCGAGGACGGCGAGGCCGTGACGCTGGAGCTTGATTTCTCGGAGGCAGAGATCGCGGGACTTGCCTCGGCCGGGTTCGGCGGGCTGCGCCGCGTGATCGCCTCGTTGCGTGACTGGCTGCTCGCCTCGCAGGGGCAGGAGGTGGCCGACCGGATCGTGCCCGCCCATGAGTTGGAGAACATCCGCACCACCGAGGAATTCATGCGCAGCCAGACCGCGCGGGCTGGCGGGGAGACCCCCGTGCCCGGCTTTGCCGAGACCGACCTCTCGCGCCGCCTGAATGCCCGGCTCGACGAGCGGGCCGAGGACGGCGCCGAGCGCGCGGCCCTGATCGACCGGATGGCCGATGCGGCAGGGATCGAGCGCGGCACCGTCCTGCAAATCCTGCGCGGCGAGATCGCCACGCCCCCCGAAGAGCGGCTGCGCGGTTTCGCGCGGGTGCTTGGCCTCAAGGCCGATGATCTGATCGACCTCGTCGATCTGGCAGACCCCACAGAAGGAGAGAGTGACATGTCCGGTACGGACAAACAGACCCCAGAGGAACGGCTGGCCGCGCTGGAGGCGCGCGAGGCCGGGATCGCGGCGAAGGAGGCGGCTTTTGCCGAGGCCCGCGCCGCGGCGCGCCGCGCCGAGGATGCGGCGCTGCTTGATGCGCTGGCCAAGGATGGCCGGATCGCGCCGGGGCTCAAGCCCGAGATGGCGGCCTTCATGGAGGCGCTCGACGCCGAAGCCGAGGTATCCTTTGCCGAGGGAAAGGCCACCAGCCCGCGCGCCTGGTTCCGCGACCTGCTGCTCAAGCAGACCAAACCGCTGATCGATTTCAGCGAGCGCGCGGGCGGCGACACCGTCCCGCAGATCAAGACCCACAGCGACATCACCGCCGCCGCGAACCTGCTCGTCAAGCAGGCCGAGGAAGAGGGCCGCGCGCTCAGCTTCGCGGAAGCGGTGCGCGAGATCGCAGACAGGATGGAGAGCGACAATGCCTAACCCCGGACCGTTCATCAAATCCTACCGCGCCGAAGTGGCCATCACGGGCCGCAGCGTGGTCAAGTTCGGAGCGTCGGGTGGCGTCGTGCCATCTGTCGCGGCCACCGACCGCGCCATCGGCATCACCGATCAGCTCGACGCGGCCCCCGGCGACATGGTCGATGTGATCATGTCCGGCTCGGCCGAGCTCAAGCTTTCCGGTGCGGTCGCGGCAGGCCAGTCGGTGCGCGGCGGCGCGGGCGGCGCGGGTGTCGCGGCCGCCAGTGGCGCGGGCAACGTGGCCGTGGGCTTCGCGCTTTCGGGTGGCGTGGCCGATGACATCATCGACGTGGCCATCGCCCGTCATTCCGTGACCTGATCTGCAAGGAGCCGATCCATGAGCACTCCGAGACCCTTTCCCGTTGACGCGGCGATGACCGCGATCGCCGTCAACTACCGCAACCCCGATGTGAGCTTCATCGCCGACGGGCTGATGCCCCTTGTCGGCGTGGTCAGCCCGCGTTTCAAGTGGACGTATTTCCCGCCCGAGCAGTTCTTCACCGTCCCCGACACGCTCATCGGGCGCAAGGGCATCCCGCAGGAGATGGAATTCGGCGGCGAGGAGCGGGATGCCTCGGTCAACGATTACGCCCTCGATGTCACCATTCCGCTCACCGACATCACTGACGCCGCCGCCGGGCGGGCCAACGGCACCTCCAATATCGACCCCGAGGCGCTGGCGGTGCAGGGCATGGCCCACGCCATGCAGATCGACCGCGAAAAGCGGGTCGCGGCGATGGTGCAGGATGCGGCGAATTACGACGCGGCCAACGTGGTTCCGTTGGCGGGCGCGGGCAAGTTCAGCGATCCCGCCTCTGATCCCATCGGCGTTATCACGGAGGCGCTCAACAGCAGCTTCACGGGCCGCTTCAACGTCATGGCCACCAACCGGCGGACGCTTTCGGCGCTGGCCACCCACCCCCAGATTGTCAAGGCCACCAACCGCAACAGCGGGGATGCAGGCATCGCCACGCGGCAAGCCATCGCTGATCTGTTCGAGTTGAACGAAATCCTCGTCGGCGAGAGTTTCGTCAACACTGCGCGCAAGGGACAGACCGCCGCGATCCAGCCCGTGTGGGGCAACAACATCGCGCTGTTGCACCGCGACACGCAGGCCGGGCCGGACAGCCCGTTCCCGGCATGGGGCTGGACGGCGCAATTCGGCACCCGCGTGGCGAGCCGATGGCAAGTCCGCGAGAACGGCATCGAGGGCGCGATGCGGCTGCGCGTCGGCTGGCGTGTGCGCGAGGTCGTCTCGGCCCCGTCCGCCGGTTACCTGATCCAGAACGCGATTTGAGGGGCACATCATGAGCTATCGCATCCTGCGCACGGTGATCGCCGCCGCCCGGCTGGAGGCCGGGACCGAGGCCCGCGCCGAAGATATCGGCACGCCCGAGGATATCGCCCGGCTGATCGAGCTGGGCGCGATCGAGGAGGCGGGCGATGACGCGCCTGCGCCCTCCGACCCTGCGCCCGCCGATCCGGGCAAGATCGACGCCGCGCTGCGCGTGGCCCTGATCGGGGCGATAGGTGCCCTGCCCGAGGACGCTTTTGACGCGGGCGGCAAGCCAAAGGTCAAGGCGCTGGAGGCGGCGCTGCCCGAGCACAAGGACCGGATCACCGCCGCGCTGCGCGACGCGGTCTGGGACGAGATGAAGGCCGTCGCCGACGAGGCGGGCGGACATCAAGGGGGTGCCGCCGATCAGGCGTGACAGCCGGAAGAGACCGGCCCCCAATTCAAAAAAGGAAAAGCCCCATGTCCGACACGATCCCGAGCACCGATGACGCCCGCGTGACCAACAGCCCCGTCCGCCACGCCTACCGCGTGCTGAGCGAGGCCGAGAAGGCGCGCGTGGAGGCGATCAAGGATCTGGGGCAGGCCTTTCTCGATGAGCTTGCCCCGCATCAGGGACGCGAGTTCGCGCTCGCGCGCACCAAGATCGAGGAAGCGGTAATGTGGGCCGTCAAGGGGATCACCGCCTGATGCCTTATCTCGTGCCTCAGGACATGATCGAGCGGTTCGGCGAGGCGCGGCTGGCGGAGCTGACCACGCGCGACGGCATGGTCACCGGCATCGACGGCGCGGCGCTGCAAACCGCGATCGACGACGCGATCTCGGAAGTCGAAAGCTACGTCTCGGGGCTTTACGATGTCACGAACCCGCCGCGCGTGCTGACCGTCCATGCCGCCGCCATCGCCTGGTATCGCCTTCTGGGCGACCGCGCGCCGGTGGTCGAGGGCGCGAAGGCCAATCACGATCACGCGCTCGCCTTTCTCAAACGCGCCCGCGCGGGCGAGGTGTCGCTGGGCGATGAGACCCCCGCCGACACGGCCCCGGGCCAGTCGAGCGCGCCGCGTGTCGCTGCGCCGGAGGCCACCTTCACCCGCGACAGTCTGAAGGGGTTCTGAGATGGTCACGATGACGCTCACGCTCGACGATGCCCGGCTCGACGCGGCACTCGGCGAGGCGCTGCGCCTGGCGGGCGACATGACGCCGCTGATGGACCGGATCGGCACGGTGATCGAGACCTCCGTCAACGCGCGGTTCGAGACCTCCACCGGTCCCGGCGGCGAGGCCTGGCCGGTATCGCACCGCGCGCGGGAGACGGGGGGCAAGACGCTGGTGGACAGCACCCGGCTGCGCGACAGCATCACGCGCGAGGCGGGGCCGCGATCTGTCGAGGTGGGCACCAACGTGCCCTATGCCGCCACCCACCAGTTCGGCGCGTTCATCGAGCCGCGCGACAAAAGCGACGCGGCGGCCAAGCTCGCGTTCTTCCTGCCCAACGGCCAGTTCATCATGGTCGATCAGGTCGAGATCCCGGCGCGGCCCTTTCTGGGCTTTGACGCGGGCGACGAGGCCGATATCGCGGCCACGGTCGAGGCCTATTTCGGCGGGGCGTTCCAATGAGTGCGCCGGTCCTGCACCTTGCCCCCATCATCGCCCGGATCGAGGCGGCGGGGCTTTATCGCTCGGTCGCGGGGGCGCGGGACATGGCGCGCGTGGCGCGCGAGGGGGCGGCGGGCAGCCCCATCGCCTTTGTCATGCCCGGATCGGAGGAGCCGCGCCCCTCGGGCGTGGCGGGTGGCGTGCAGCACAGCGCGGTCACGGCGCGGTTCATGGTCATCACGCTGGCCGAGGACCTGCGCCGCGATGCGGGCGGGCGCGCGCTGAGCCAGCTCGAGGAGGTCCGCGCGCAGCTTTTGCCGCTGCTGGAAGGCTGGGGGCCGGACTATGCCAGCGGCCCGGTCGCACATCAACGCGGCCAGCTTGTCACCGGCCCGCTGCGCGGCGGGCTGATCGGCTGGCAGGACGATTTCACGCTCCGCTTCCGGCGGCGCATCACCACAGGAGCCTGACATGGGTATCGATTTCGACACGCGATTTCTGGTCGCCAAATTGCAGGCGGCGGCGGGCGTCGCCGCCGATTACGCGGGCGCGGACCTGATCCCGGCGCTGGAGCTGACGCACCGCCCGCTCGAGGCGGATCGCCAGAGCCGCGATCTGGTCGATGGCAATCCCGGGGCGACCGGCGCGGATTTCCTTGCGCGCCCCCGCGTCCGGGTGACCGCAGCACTTGAGGCCTCCGCCGCGACCGCGCTTGGCAGCGCGCCGTTCTGGGGCGGCATGGCACAGGCCTGCGGGCTGGCCCAGACGCTGAGTGCCGGGGCCTCGGCGGCCTACACGCCGCGCCAGGACGACACCGCCCTCTGGGCCACGCTGGTGGGCGGTTTCGGCGGCAGCCAGGGCGCACCCGGCTCGGCGCGTGATTTTCTGCAAGAGGCCGTGGACGCCACCGGCACGATGGGCTTTCAGGCCAGCGACGGCGATATCCCGCGCCTCAATTTCGAGATGACCGCGCTTTACGGCGCGCCGGTGGCGCGCAATGCCATCGCCGCCGCCTCGCCGCTCGATCTCGGCCCGCTCGGGCAGGCGGGCTATCGCGAGGCGGACCATGTGAGCCACGCCAACACCACATTCACATTTGCCGGCAAGGCCCTCGTGCTGCGCGAGCTGACGATGCAGGACGAGACGCCGGTCATTCACAACGACCGGCCCAACGACCTGAGCACAAGGCGCGGGCGCAGGCGCTACACGGGCCGGATGGTGGTGACCGCCCCGGCACTGGGCGATCTGGATTATTTCGCGCGCTCGCTCGATGGCACCGAGCAGGCGCTGCTCTTCCGCAACGGCCCGGCGGGCAACCGGTTCGAGTTCCGCGCCGACCGCGTGCAGGCCTTTCTCACCGATCTGGGCGAACAGGATAACGAGGTCACCGCCACCTTCGATCTGCTCTACCTGCGCCATGCCGCCACCAACGAATTCAGGATCACCGCGCTATGACCACGTTCCGCTTCAACCCCCGCCCCGAAACCTGGGTGAATGTCAGCCTCAAGGTGCCCACCGAACGCGGTATCGAGGTTCAGAATTTCCGCGCGAAGTTCCTCATCCCGCCCCTGAAAGAGCGCGAGGAGATTTTCGCACTCGGCGATGCGGAGTGGATCGGCAAGGTCTGGCTGGGCTGGGAGGGCATCGCGGATGTGGACGGCAAGCCGATCCCGTTCAGCGAGGCGCTGCGCAATGAGTTGGTCGAATTCGAATACATCCTCTTTGCCATCTCGGAGGCATTCTCCAAAGCCATGATCGGGATCGAGGCAAAAAACTGAAATCGGCGGCACGCGCGATCCTGCAAAGGCCCGCGCGTGCCGCCGGACAGGACAGGTTCCGCGCCGAACTGGACGCGTTCGGTCTGGCCCCGGCACAGATCGAGGCGATGCTCGTGCGGGCGGGCGGGGACGGGCGGAAAAGGGATATCGAGGTGTTTGCATGGCTCGCCACGCCGGTTCAATGGTTCCTCGCCATGGCGACGCAGTGGCGCCGTGATGGCGAGGGCCGCGTGGCGGGGCTCGATTACGGCGCGGGCAAGGTGACGGCAGAGCTGGCGGGGCTGGATGTCGGCCCCGATGATTTCGCGCATCTGCAAATCATCGAACAGGCGGTGCTCGAAGAGCTGCGCAAGCGCCGCGCGCGGCGACCCATGGGCGCACGGGGAATGCGGCCATGATGCAGGTTTCCGCAAAGCTGACCGCCGACGAGAAGGAAATGGTTGCCGCGCTGCGCCGCGCGCGCGACGAGATGGAAAAGATGCGCGGCAGCACGCGCGCCACCGGTCAGAGCGCGCGCGACGCGGCCACGGGCACAGGCCAGATGACCCGCGCACAGCAGACGGGCGCCGCGGCCACGGCGCGCGCGCGCGACGAGGCCGGGCGCAGCACCCGCGCCCAGGCGGCCTCGACGCGGGCGAGCGACCGGCTGCGCCTGGCGAAGTCGCGAACCCGGTCCGAGACGGTCCGCGCCACGGCGGCCACCCAGGCGTTTTCGGGGGCGATGAGCAATGCCGCCGCCAGCGAGGCGCTCATCAACGGGCCGCTCGGCGGGGTTGCCTCGCGCTTTTCGACCATCGCCAGCCTGTCGGGGCGCATGAACCTGGCACTGGTCGGGTCCGTCGTGGGCGTGAGCGCGCTCACGCTTGCCGCCACCCGCGCCATTCGCGCGTTCTCGGATTACGAGCGGCAACAGCTCACGCTTCAGGGGGCGCTCAACGCCACCGGTTTTGCCGCCGGGCGCACCGCCGATCAGATCAACGCCACCGCGCGCCGCATCGCGGTCGATACGCTCGCCTCGTCGCGCGAGGTGCGCGCCGCCGCCGCGACCCTGCTGACCTTCCGCTCGGTCGCGGGCGAGACTTTTGATCGCACGCTCGAACTCAGCCAGGACCTTGCCGCCAGCGGCTTTGGCACGCTCGAAGGCAACGCCGTGCAGCTTGGCAAGGCGCTGGAGGACCCGATCGCGGGCCTCTCGGCGCTGACCCGCGTCGGCGTGAGTTTTTCGCCGCTGCAAAAGGAGATGATCCGCAACTTCGCCGAGACCGGACGGCTGGCCGAGGCGCAGAAGGTCATTCTCGATGCTGTGGCCGGACAGGTGGGCGGCACCGGTGCCGCCGCGGGCGGCGGCCTTGCGGGCGGGTTCGATCTGCTCAGCGAGAACATGACGCGGTTTTTCGAGATCATCGGGGAGCGCCTCAACGATGGCTCGCGCCTGTCCGAGTTCCTGTTGCTGGTCGGGCAGGGTGTGGGGCAGATCAACAACCTGCTGGATGACACGGTCACCGATACCGATCGCAGCCGGGAGATCGTGGCCGAGAATGAGCGGCTCATTGAGTTGCTCGATGAGCGCCAGCGGGTTCTGGACCAGCTCGCGCAGGCGAGAGCCCAGGGCGATGCCGGGCTTGAACTCAGCCTGTCGAATATCCTGCGCTTTGTCGACCAGCGGGTCGCCGACAGCGAGGCCTCGCTGGAGCGGCTGACAGGTGTCGCGCGCGCCTCCGCCGAGGAAGAGATGGATGTCGCGCGCAAATCCGCCGAGGCGCAGGCACAGATCGCGAAGGAGCGGGTGGACGGCGTCATGGACGAGCTGGCCCGCGAGATCGAGGAGGTCAGGCGCAGCGAGCTGGCGAACGCGCAGCGCGCGGCGCAACTCAAGGCAGGCGTTGCCGCCGACAGCGAGGCAGGGCAGGCCATCGCGGCGCTGGTGGCAGAGATCTTCGCCGAAAAGGAGGCTTCCGAGCAGGCGGCGCGCGCGGCGGAAGAGCGCTCACGCGCGGAGGAGCGTGCGCGCGAGGCGGTCGAGGAGCTGCGCGAGAGCCTGAGCGCCGAGATCGACGTGATGCGCACCGCCGATCCGGTCCTGCGCGAGATGATCCGCCTGCGCGGCGCGCTGGCCGGGGCCACCGACGAGGAGCGCGCGGCAATCGAGGGGCTGATCGCGGTCAAGCGGGTGGAGGCGGCGCTTGGCGACAGCCGCACCGAGCTTGACCGGCTGCGCGACCGTGTGGCCGCCGCGCGTGACCGTTCGACCGCCGAGGCGCGGTTCGGCAAGGGGCCAGCGCGCGGGGCCGAGCGTGAGGCGTTCCTTCTTGCGGCAAACGAGGAGCGCCGCCTGCGCGCGGCGGGGCTTGAGGGCGCAGAGCTGTCGGCGGCAGTCGCGCGGATCCGCGCCGAGGCAGAGGCGGCGCTTGGCACCGCGCCGGATGCATTCTTTGGCACGGGCGAGCGCAAGCGCGGCGGCGCGGGCCGTGTCAAGAAAGAGGTCGATATCGTCACCAAGGTGTTCGAGGAGTTCGGCCAGCGCTTCGGCGGCACGATGGAGTTCTCGTGCCGCCAGATCGAGGAGTGGCGCACCACGACCATCGCACAGCTTCAGGCGGCGGGTATGGGGCACGAGCGCTATGCCGAGATGGTCAACGATATCGCCCGCGACCGGCTCAGGGAGGCCTACGAGCAGGATCTGCAGAACCGCGATGACTGGCAGGCCGGGATCGAGCGCGGGCTGAACGATGTCTTCGGCACGCAGATCACCATGGCCGATATCGCCGAGGACACGATCAAGACAGCGTTTTCGGGGATGGAGGATGCCTTTGTCAGCCTCGCCAAAACCGGCAAGCTCGAGACCGGGGACATGGTGGATTTTGTTCTGCGTCAGCTTTTCCGGCTTGGCGCTGCCGCTGCGTCGGGGACCCTGTCATCGGCGGGGGGTGGTATTTTCGGGAACCTGCTTTCAGCCATCTTTGGCGGCTTTGGTGGTGTCACCACCCAAGCCAGCACCGCCGCTGCTGGATTTCCTCCCGTGTTCGATGGCAACACCGGACAGATCGTGCTGCCGGTTTTCCACGATGGCGGGCTTGTTCGGGACGGGCAGGCGTCGCGCCTTGTCAACCCGGCGGTGTTCGCGGGGGCGCGGCGGCTCCATATCGGCGGGCTGGCGGGCAATGAGGTGCCCGCCATCCTCGAGGATGACGAGCGGGTGATGACGCTGGCCCAGCAACAGGCGACCGCCGCCACGATCCGGGGTCTGGCGCAGCTTTCCACGGCACCGCGCGGGCCGTCGGCGGGTGGCACCGGAGAGGTCGCGCTCAATCTCAGCGTCAACGTGGTCGGGGCGGAGGGCGAGCCGCGCGTCGAGACCAGCCAGAATGGCGATCAGATCGAGCTCGATATCATCTTCAACGAGGTCGAGGGGCGGCTGGGCCGCAATATCGCGCAGGGTCGCGGCCTCGCCCCGGTCATCGGGCATCGGTTCAACATCAGAGGGGGGGTATAATGGCCCTTCAATGGCCCTTGCCGGACCGGTTCAAACCGCAATTCGACAGCTGGCAGTTCCAGATGCCGTCGGTCACGCGGCGCAGCGAGTTCGAGGATGGCGAGGACCGGGTGCGCCGCACCGCGCATTTCCGGCCCGTGCGGCAGCGCTTCAATCTCGACATCCGCCGGTCCGACCTCGCGGTGCTGCGGCGGTGGTTTTACGAGGATATCGACGGCGGCCGGTTGTGGTTCGAGATGCAGGCCCTGGTCGATGATGACTACCAGACCGTCGAGGCGCGCATCATCGATCAGGGCGAGGATGCCTGGACCGGTCGGCTGATCGGCGATTTCGAATACCGCATTTCGCTCGATATCGAAATCCGCCGCCTGCCGCGCCTTGATGACGCGCAGTATTTCTCGCGACAGGGAGAGCGCTGATGCCGCATCCGTCGATCATTGCCAGCTATGCCTATGCCACCGACGATATCGAGATCGCGACCGTCGAGGTGCGCCACCCCGAGATCATCGATCCCGGCACCGGACTGGAAGGGGCTGTCCGGCTGGCGAGCGTCTTTGCCCCGCCTTCCGTCATCGAGGAGGAGCCTTTTTTCGAGGCGCGGCTGGAGGCCGATGCCCCCCTGAACCCCGGCGAGATCGTGTCCTTCAACCGTGCCCCCATCGAGATCGTGCGGCCCGAGAAAACCTCGCTCGGGGTGCCACTGGCGCGGTTCCGCTTCTCGAATGTCGATGCGCGCATCACCCGTGCGCTGATCGCCGCGTCAAAAACCACGGTCCCGGTGCAGATCACCCTGCGCGCCTTCACCATGGCCACGCGCCTGGCCGGTCAGCCCGAGGTGTTGACCGGAATGGAACTGATCGATCCGGTGATCACCGGGACGATCGAGGTCACGGCCCGCGCCCCGGACGTGATCAACACGCCCTTTCACATGGAATTCTACGATGCCCGCTTCCCGCTGCTCGGTCTCTGATATCGCCGCACTGATCGGCACGCCCTGGCAGGCGGGGGCGGTCGGACCCGACGCCTATGACTGCTGGTCAGGCGCGGGCATGGTGCAGGAGCGGTTCTTTGGCCGCTCGCTGCCCGGCCTCGGGCCGGACCGGCGCAAATCCATCAGCGGCGCGCGCATGGCGTGGCGGCGCGCCGGGCGTCCCCGTGACGGCGATCTCATCGAGATGCGGCGGATGGGGCGCGCCAACCATGTCGGTGTCTGGATCGGGGGGTGCGTGCTGCATTGCCAGCGCGGCGCGGGGTTCGTCTATGACCGCCCCGACGCGATCCGGTTGATGGGCTGGCAGATGCGGGTCTGGACACCGGCCCCCGCCGCGCGCCCCTCGCGCCGCGCCCGCGCCCCTCGCGCGCTCTACGTGCCGGGGATCGATCTGCTGATGTCCGGTGACACATCCCCCGAAGAGCTGATCGACGCACACCGCACCGTGCCGATCGAGGCCCGGACCGGCGAGACCGTCGCACAGGTGATCGCGCGGGCCGGGCTGGGGTCTGACTGCATCGCGGTCTTTCTTCGCGAGGCGGATGACAACAGCGCCATCGACTGGCCGGAGGGTGATGACCCTCAAGCCGCCGAGGCGGTCCTGCGCGCGCTTGGCGCGGTGCGGCCCGAACGCTGGGCCGAGACGCGGATAGGGCGCGGTCAGCGGCTCGTGATCACGCAGGTGCCGCAGGATGGCGGCGGGTCGAACCCTCTGCGCCTCGTGCTCCAGATCGCGATCATCGCGGCGTCGGCGTTCGCCGGGGGACTGTTGGCCCCTGGTCTCGTTTCGGCATTCGGCTTTGCCTCGGAGGCTGCGGCGGGCGCGTTCGCATTCGGTGCCCTCAACATAGCCGGGAACCTCATCCTCAACGCGATCCTGCCGCCGCCCAGCCCGCGCGGCCTGACGGGCTTTGCCGAGGATGTCTCGCCCACCTTCTCGGCGCGCGCCCAATCCTCGATCGCGCGGCCGGGCGCGCCGATCCCGATCCAGTTCGGCCGCCACATCCACCAGCTCGACGATGTCAGCCCGCCCTTCGTGCGCTTCGAGAACAACACCCAGATCGTCTACCAGCTTCTGGCGCTTGGTATCGGGCAGCACCTGCTGGAAGAGGTGCGCCTGGGCGAGACCACGGTCTGGCGCGACGGGGCCCTGACCGGCAACCTGCCGGGCGTCTCGGTCGAGCACATTCTGGCCGGCCAGCCGGTCACGCTGATGGATGAGGCGGTGTTCACCCAAGGC